CGTACCATCTTCCAAAACTCCCTCTAATGAGAATTTTTTTGACGGACTTGGCTTTTGTTCAGCAAAGAAAAATTTCTTCGCATCATCAAACAAAGCCTTTAATTCATTAATTGTGTTTTCAGGTAGCATCATATTATAAGTGTTAATTAATTATTTTTTGTTACGATTTCTGCTAAATGTTTTCTCATTTGTGCAATCCTATTGTGCAGAGTTTCAAGCTTTTGCGCTTGTTCTTCTTTTATTTTTGCGTGTTTAAAAATTCCTTCAACTGAGAATCCTAAAACTTCACCAGCTTTAATTTTGTTTTCCCAAAGTTCAATGTTATCAACTGCAAATGATACCCACCATGAGCCATCTGATAATTTACCAAATTGCTCAGGTGCCTTAGTTCCTCTTTCAGAATCAATAAACAAAGATTCAATGACATATACTCCCTCTTGATAAGCATTATCTTGGTGCATTAAGTTTACTTTATTTATCAGATTATCTCTGAAGAACTTTTTTCCAATCTTAAAAATATCATCTTTACTGAATTGAACATAAAATTCAAATCCGTTTTCGTTTCTGTAAATCGGCATATCGGCAGCCATTGCCACACCGCTTACTATCTTTTTTTCTTTGTTGGTTACTTTAAACTTCATTTTACTATGGTCATTAAATGCCATAAATAATAAATCAGTTGCAGGTTGGTCAACAAAGCTTATTGCATTAAGTCCTGTGCTTATTTGCTCACCATCAATTTCTGCAAAATCTTCATCTATAAATGCCTTAAATACTGGCAGTTTTCTTTTTGGGTTTAGTTTTTCCATTTTATTCTATTGATGCTTTTTGTTCTATTTTTTGTACGTTCTTTTGACTGCTTGAAATATCTGTTTCAGTTACAAATACTTTAACAGGCTCTGCTGTTTGTTCTTGACCGAATCCTATAGATGCTAAGTTTGTGGATGTATTTCCAACTGGTGCGGATAAGTTAGGCGCAAATGATCCACCACCACCACCACCGCCACTTGAAGGACTATCTTTTGAATTAAAGTTTGTTTGTTCAATCTTACGAATGTTTGCAATACCAGCCGCAACCGCTGTGGCTGCTGCTATCGGTGCAAGTACAGGCCCAACAATAGGCACACCAATTGAACCTTTATAAGCTGCAACAGCACTTTGATAAGTATCAATAATTGCGTTTGCTATGTTTACACCTTTTTGAAATTCAAATGCTTTCTTTTGTGCTTCAACTGATTTACCAGCAAATGCAGACACTAAATCGGCTGTGGCTTGTAACGCGCCTTTTGTAATATTTAGTGTTGCATCTGCTGCTTTTTGTTTTCTTTCTCTTTCAATTTCATCTAATTCAGATACTTTTGCATTAAATTGTTCTTGTGCAATTAATCTATCAAAATTGTTTTTATTTTCATCATTTAATATTTTATCTAATTGCATTTTAGCAATTTCATATTCTTCATTATAATTACTTTCATTTAATCTTTTTTTCTTATCAGATTGAGCTTTTAACATTTCAAGTTGAGCTTTTTCAAAATCAAAATTAGATTTTAAAATATCATCATTTCTTTTTTGGTTGCTTGATACTTCTTCAACTTGTATCATTTCCATATCTTGTAATAATTTTTTCTCAATTTTAATTTTAACTTCGGCTTTCTTTTTGTAATTATTTTGACTATTAGTAATTGTTTTTTTCTCAGTTATATCAAAATTTTTCATTAAAGCATCCGCTTGTTTTAAAAGATTTTGACCTTCTTCTTCAAATATTTTTTTCTTTTGATCTGCATTTTTTTGAGCATTTTTTACACCTCTATCTTGTTGTTCTTTTAATATGTTTTCACTTAATGCAGCTTGTCCTTGAACTTTAAAAAATAATCCTAAACTTTTATCTATAATATTTGTTTGATCTTCAACACTTGCAGTTAATGATTTAGCTTGTTCTTCTGCAGCTTTATTAAATAATGCATTTGCTTGCGCTTTTAATCCTTGCGCTTTTATATATGCATCAGCTTTTTTAATCATTATAGCTTCAGCTTCATTTAAATCTTTAGCTAATCCTAATGTTGGGCCTAATGTATCATTGTATTTTTTTAATGCTTCTTCTTTTGATAATACACCATCTTTTGCTTGTTGAAATGCTACCTTAACATCATTAATTTCTTTAAAAGCATCCTGTGCGCCTTTTTTAAAATCGCCTAAAGTTTCATTTAATGCTTTGGTTTTTTCAGCGCCTTCACTTAATGAATCAAAGAAACCTTTAATGTCATCCCAATAAGCAACCAATGCACCGACAGCAACAAGCAAAACACCAATACCAGTTGCAGCGATACCAGCTTTCATTCCTTGTAAAGCAGCCATTGCTGACTTACCAAAATCACCAACAACTGTTTTTAGTTGTGTCCATGATTTTCCAAATTCAGATAAGTCTTTTAAACCTTGCGTTAATGCCATTGCAGCTTGAACTTTTTCAAGTGCTTGTTTTACTTGTTCAGATTCGCTTCCAAATAAAGCCATAGCACCCTGAGCAACTTCAAAGCCAGCAGCTATTTTACTTCCAAAGTCAGCAATTGCACCAAATTTTCCAGCACCACCAACTTGTTCAATATCTGCGTTAAGCTTTTCAATCCTATCTTTAGCATCATCAATTGCACCAGCTAATCTTTTAAAATCTTGTGTTCCTGTTTCAAGTCCAGCAAGTTCGTTGACTGCATCTTTTAATCCTGTCCTTAATTCTTTTAAACTTTTTGATGCTTCTAAAGCATTTATTTTAACGTCTATTGCGACTGTATTTGCCATTTTAATCTAATGTTTTATATTTCATAACTGAACCTTTCCATGTACGTGATGTTCTACCAGTTCCAGCAGTTGCATTTCCAAATCTATATCTGAATGTTGCGTTTGCTGAAGCTGTAAAAGAATAAATAATTCTCATAGCGATTACATCATCTAAGTCAGCAGTAACAATACCACAAGCAACAGCAGTTGTATTTGCAGCAACAGCAGCAGTAACAATAATGTTTTGAATTGCAGCAGCAGCAGTTAAATTTTGTGCTGTACCTTTTCCTTTCATAGTGCCAGCTGAAACTTGAAAATCAAAAGTGTAATCACCAGTTGTGTTATTACCTGACATTGCGACTTCCATTTCTACCATGTACTGACCAGCAGCAACAACCGAAAAACTAAAATCAGTATCGTTTGTTACTCCGGCATTGGTTACATCTTGATTTGCTGGTTTAACAATATATGTAAATCCATCAGGACTTGGGGAACTGATTGCTAAATCACCGCTGCCAAGTATTGATGAACCATTAATTGTTTTAATGTTTGTCGCACTAACTAAGGCAGCTTGTTTACCGTTCCACGTTGATTTCTCAGTATCAGTTGTAAATCTATGAGTGCTGTCCTCAGTTACTTTTGTAGCTGCAACATCATTTATCTTTGCATTAGTTACTGCATTGTTATCAATGGTGAAAGTAGCACCTGTGCCACTTACAGTAATATCACCTTTATCTCCATCGGTTATTCCACCGCCATTACTTCTTCTGTGTCCCATAGTTTAATGTATAAACCAAAATTCATTATAGTAAGTAAAAAAATTTGCATCCCCTTCATTAAGTTTATATTCAATTGGATCTGTGCTATCACCCGGACCATACGTAGGAACAACACTATCTGATTGAATCATAACTGTTAATTGTTTAGCTGTACCATTTGCGTTTTTAATTTCAATTGAATATCCATTTTGAATCTGAGATGGGAATGGTAAATAACATGCAGTATCTGAACTTATTTCAAATAATGCTAATGCACCGCTTTCAGTCCCATCAAAAGTATAAGTTGTATTTGTCCAAATAATATTTTTTTGACCGTATATAGTTCCGTTTATTACGGTTTTGCCTGTGTAAGTTGTATCAATAATTGCATTATCTGAATTGATAACAGTTACCCTTTCAACACCACCAGCAACAGTAGTACCGCTTGAACTTAATATAGTAACCAACTGAGTATTCCCTCCAACACTAACCAACTTACCATTAATCATTGCGCCCTGAGTAGATTCGCTAACAACAACATCACTTCCGGTTACAACTGCATCACTATTGTAAATGTTACCATCTCTAGGAATTGAATCATTGTATGTCGGCCATACATCATTATCAAACTTTACATCATTACCACCATTTGTAGTTCCCGAAGTAGGAATAAATGGTACTCCACCTTTTAACTTTAAAAATTCGCAAGTAGTAGTTTTATTCTGCTCAATCGGATTGTAATCGTAAATCTTATTTAATATCCAATAATCACCATGAAAGTAATATAAATCTCTAAAGTTAAGTAGTGCAATATCTAAGGCATTTAAGTGAAACTGTCCTTTAAATATCTTTGAATCTTTACTTGTTATCTCATTAATAAACTGCTTGTAATACTTATTAAAAATATTGTTATTCGTGTAAGTTGTTGCAGTATAAAATACTTCAATAGGTAAATAAAAGTTTACATCAAAAGTCGGATTCTGCACATCATCCAAATGACCAGCATAAGCATAAGTAGTTTCTTGATATGTTGTACCGGATGAAGTAATTATATTATAAGGATTCGCAGTTGTTTTTACTCCACCATAATACCACAAACGTAAATTTGATATCTTAGGTACAGCTTGACCATTGTTATTTAATTGGAATATTCTAGGTATTATCTTATCATCTCCAACCCTGTCAACTAATGGAGTAGGACTAAATATTACTTCAGTTAAATTTGTGTTATTTAACCAATCATTGTCAATATCAAACTTTTTTTGTCCGTATGTTTCTCCGTATTTCTTTTTATAAAAGTCATTCCAAAAATCACCATCATCTTTGAACTTGAACATGTAAGTCCTTGCATCCAAGTCCCCCATCGGAATAACCTCATAGTTTTGTGAGTAATCAAGCTTATTATCCCAATTGCGTATTGTTCCACTTGTAGCGTAAAAATCAGGTCTAGATTCAAAATGCAAATAATTTAACTCATCTTTGTCCGTTTCAGTATAAATATTAAACAACTTAAAGAATGAACTTAAGAAATCTTTTTGTTTTATTGTTGGTGGAAGTATATTCGACATCTGCACCAAATCTCCCTCAGCTAATGATGTTAATGGCAATTCACATTTTAAATTACTTCCAACCTCAACATTTAAAATCATGTGTGAGTCTGATGTTACCAAATCACCATATACATTTCTTTGCGCACCAGTCAACCCGAAAACTGAAGCATTAACCAATCCAGTTGTTCTACTAAATGTAGCTTCAATTATGTCATCCTTTGCTAAGTTTACATTTACAATATTTGAAGCATTTATTGATAATGAAGTAGTACCACTTGTAATTGGTGTACTGAATGTCATCAATAAACTATTCTGCGGAGTTTGATTGTTACCGTTAAATGCTTGAACATAAACCGGTAGATAATTTATATCAATATAAGTATATGTTGTTCCACCAACTGATGTTGGAATACCTCTACGAATAATTAAATCACCTATTTTCTGAATTGCTAAAGTAAATGTACTACTTGCGTTTTGTGGCATGTGAGTAGCACTAAAGTCAACTGAAGCTGTAAATTTAAAAAGTCCGCTAAATGGTGCTTTATATCTACTTGTTATTGTATCGTAATTATTACCCGGATCAAAGTTTGGTGAAGTAGTATCATCAGTAAAATTAATTTTATTTACTTGTAATGTTCTATTATTTCCGCCTGTTCCAATTACTGCGCCAAAGCTAACATCATACTTTTGCAATGCTGTACTGCTTGCTCTGAATGTCCTATCATCAATCTGAGTTGTGCTAAGTTTTAAATCTCCGTTTCCGTAGTTTACAACTAAGCTTTTAAAATCATTGTCATTAAATATTGCACCATCATACTTAAAACCAGCCTGAGTAATAATTTCATTAATAATTGTTTTGTAATAAATACATGGGTAAAAGTGAGTAACCTTCCAATCAAAGTTGTTATTCATAGCATAATCAACCATCGGATATACGTATCCATCACCCTTGTTGAATGGTACTACTTGACCATCTTTGTAAATGTAATTGTCCCAAGAAGCTTTTAAAATGTCATAGGTATAATTGTGATTGTATTTACTAAGGTCAAGTTCTCCAAGTGTTTTCTCACCTATCTCTAAAAACAAATCTTTAAGCTTACCGAAGCATGTAACATCATATTCAATCTTATAATCTGATAATACTTTTATCCGGTCAAGCTTCATGAATCCTTTAAATATCTCCGCACCATCGTAAAGAATTACAACATCGGCTTTCTTATTCGGATTAAATGAAGGAGTGAAGTTTACTGAGCCACTAGAATTTATTGAAACATTTGTGTCCCAAATCCATCCAAATACCTCGTTATTTACTCTTGTACCCGGTAAAGTAATGGTTTTACTAAAGTTTGTGTTTTTCTTTGATGGATCTTTTACATCGGCAATCTGATAAGTAAAAGGCATTGATACATCATTAATCAATTCCAAAAATCTACCGTTAAGTATTATATCAGTTTTTATCATAATGATTGCCTGTATCTATTGTGTGCAAATTCTAAATTAACCGTCAAGTTAAACAGTTGGTCATATTCCAAAGTCTTATAATCATACTGAGTATCGGTAACTGTTACCGCTGTAAGTTGACCAGTTTCATTATCTAAAATATATACATCAGGTGAAGAAATAAGTTCTTCAAGCCATGCGCTTTCTTCTTCAGTTATCCATCCGGAAGTTAATTGAAGTCTATCAGTTGCAATTGTACTATATTGAACTTTACCTCTATAATTTGATCTATATGATACAGTTGGAGAAGCATCACTACTCCACGACCATGCTTTACGTTTAAAATATGACTTTTCATAAGATGAACTTTTTTTACTATTCCAGTTAAAATTGAAAAAATCATATCCACCTAAAGAATTTAAAAAACACAATCTATAAGGAGTTTCCCAAGTACATTCACAGTTAATGCTAAAAAATAAAGTTTCAGTTAATTCTGTTGCTTTATCATCCAATAATACTACTGAATAATATTCAACATCTTCATCAATGCATGGACTTTGTGAACTAAAATAATTTAATTCAGTTCCTGAAGTTTGTAAATTTAAAGGACCAACTCCAATCCGTACAACATTTTTTGTTTTATTTATTGCAGCCGGACAATCCCAATATATAGTATTCCAAACGCTTCCACTTTTATAAAGTTCAATCTTTACTTGGTAAACATCATCATTTATTCCACTTTGCAAAAAATATAAAAAATGCCTATCATTATAACAAACCTTAATACCATTGTCTTGAACTCTAAATGGATAGTCAGTTAAAAATTTACTTTTGTAATCTTTAACGCTATATAATTCAGGTACAGTAGTTTGATTATTCCACCATCTATTAATTGGAATACATGCATTCCAAATGTACATGCCATCGGATTGTAAATTCACATAATTAGTTATCGCGCTTGTAGGCCCATACTGCTCACCAAACTTAATAGTTAAAGTAGAATAAGAATTTTTGCAATCATAAAAATCATTTAATGCATCAACAGGCGGATCATAAGTAACAACATTTCTTAGCACGCTTGATAAATCAAATCTGCATCTTCCATTAGTAGGATCAGCACCCTGAATATATCTAACCGAAGTTGTTCCGGATGTCCAGCTTAAATCTGCAATATATTTAAAATTAGGCTGTGCAGTATTATTTGAACTTACTACATATTCAACAGGATTATGTGCCATTGTAATATATTGGCCACCTATTGGATATTGTTGAATCGTTATCGCCATTATCTTGTAATTATTTGAATATTTATATCACCGCCTCCGAATTGCTCATTAGCAGCTTTTGTTATATCTCTTTCAAAGTCTTTTAATTTACTTGAAAACCATCCTGTACCTTTAAAACCTTTTTCGTGAATCTTTTTAGAAATCATAAAAGACAATGCTCTGTTTGCTTGCTTGGCATTTAATTTACGTGTATAGGTTTTTTCAGTTCCATCTGCAAGCTTACGTTTATATTTAAACTCCATACCGGATGAAGGCACCAAACCTTTTGCAGCTATCCAACCACGTAAAGATGAAGATTGATATACTAAAGCTTTACGAACTGCACCGTTTCCACTTCCTGAAGTTGGCTCTCTTTTTTTATCAGTATAGTAATAATATTCGGGCAGCTCTAAAATAATGCTCATCTGCTTGTTTAATACCTTAACACTCCAGCCTGTGCCTAGTGTTTGGTAAACATTACGAGTTGCGCCAATGTGTTTATTTTTCTCTAACTGATTCCGCCAAACCTCAATATATTTATTAATGACATCAGTAATGGCATTATTTCCACGAGTAAATAATAAAGCATCCTCAAATGATTCATCAAGCCATTTGCTTATCTCATCATTGATTTGCGCTGTGCCTCTTGCCTCTGCCATTCTAATTCTTTTTCTTTTATTCTATAAAATTGTAATACATTCAAAAACTTCATCGCTTTCCACTTCATTATCTCATCCCACAGCAACGGATTACTATTGCTCAAATTATCCAAAACATAATACCACATCAAACTACTTCCGCTTGATCTTGGCTGATTTCCTCGAACTTCTTCGTCAGGATCTTGTCTGCGCTGCTCAAATAATCCTTTATACCCTCTAATAAAAGCGGATATTGCTGTTTTCAATAACCTTAGTGCTGTCTTTTGTCAACTCATAATGTTCGATAAAATCAGTCGCTGAAAGTTCGTTAATGTCAAAGTTTACTTTCCAACTGTAACCGCCACATTTAAACTTTTTTCTAGGCTGATCAGATGGCATTGTTTTTAAAAAATCAATACTCTTAATATCTTCCTTTAGTTCGTTCATCGGCATTTCCTCATAAAATCCATAAGGTATTCCGGTAAATAAACTGAGTATCAATAAACTGCGAGTAATATCGGCATAAGGCTCTTTGTCGATTGATTTATCATTCTTGATTCTCTCAATCTCAATCAAATGCCTTAGCGTTACATCATCCCAGCTTTTTGGTAATTTGCCTTTCATCATAAGTAAAGTGTTATTGTGTTTTGTTTTGTACCCTATCTAAAGGTTGAATTTAAGAAAGATTTTTCACCCCTCCTATAACTTTCATAGGCAATGGCCAAAGACATCACGCCATCATCATGGAATCCAAATGGTGCGGAATATTTAACGCTTCGTGTCTTTGGATTGTATTCGTAACTGAATACTTCCATTTCTTTAAGCAACCAGTCAACATCTAAAACTTTTAAAGTCTTATCTTGATTTGCTACAATTAGATTTTCAACGATGTCCTTTTTGCTTTTGGATGTGGTTACAAAGCTGTCCACGTAAACCGTTTTATTAGCATCCATAATCATTTCACAAACCGCATCACCGACTGAGTTAACCTCAACCAAAGTATCAGGATTGTATTTTGTTAACTCTTTTGATACTTCACGCACTATCTCTGACCAATCCATGTGTCGCCAACGGTTGCAGTAAACCATCTCAGCTTTATTGTTTAGGATAGTAAGTACCGTATAATCATCCGCCCTACCTATATCAATACCAGCGTAATATTTACCTGTGAGTTCAGGTTCAAGAGTAATTTTTACATCCTTAAACATTCCAGCACCACCATCAATAAACTCAGCTAAGTATTCTTGTCTGAATACATGATCCGGTAAAGTTGCCCTTGCATCATCTATTTCAGTTGGGTTAATCATTGGATTATCGTATGAAGTCATAGTGAAAGACTTGTACTGAGGATTGTACCCATCCAACTGGTAAAGTTTGTAAAAGTGATTTCGACCTTTTGGAGTTGAAATAAGTAAAACCTTTTTACCCTTAACAAGTACGGTTGCCCTTAATACTTCAGTCCATGACTGTTCACTCATAAATGCAAATTCATCACAAACCAAATATTCAAAAGTAAATCCTCGAATATTATCGTATCTCTCAGCACTAAAGAACTGAATCGTACTACCGGAAGCATATTCAAGTAACAACTCACTACGATTGACTGTTTTGTAAATCTCAGGTCGCTTTGCAAAGGCCTTGTAAACCTCATCAAATACTTTCTTGCATTGCTTATACGTAGGTGATACCCAAGCGCATTTAATACCCTTATTGTTCAATGCCCAATATAGTAATTGATTGCTAGCAAGTAATGTCTTGCCAAACTGTCTACCGATGTTCAGAATGTAATATTTCTCACTCCCCCAATTGATGGAGTTGTGAATCATCATCTGCTTCTCGTGTGGTGTGTATAGTATCGCTTTTGCCAAAGTCTGCTCTAAATAACATGTTACCTCGTATCTCTAAATTATTCTGCTCTATGTAGCCTCTCTTCTTGCCTTTGCACTTTAAAAAGAATATTGTTGAAAGTGGATTTCCTTTTTCAATTTGTTTAAGCAATGAACTTTCTGCAAAGTCCAAAGCTGCATTTTCCATATCCTTTACTGCTCTTCTATATTCTTTATCCTCTTTCATCCAACGGTAATGCGTGTCCCTCGATATATTCATTGCCTTACAACTTGCAGTTACATTACCCAAGTTTAACTCTAAGGCTTGAATCATTTTGTCTTTGAAGTTATCAGGTAGCATAAAGTCCCTCCTCTTTTAAATGGTCTATTAATGTTTCAATAATCATGTGAACGCAACCGCCACAGTT